GACCGAAGGGAAGTAAAACGCGAGAGCATGTTGTGGCGGAAGAAATACCAGCTTCCTGTCCCGCGTGTGGCTCGGTAGATATGGCAGTCGTAAAAGGCTACAGCCCAAGGGTGGTAAGCTTTTGCGGTACGCGGCCTAATGGCGTGGCGTACTCAAGAATTGAAATCCGCATGAAGCAGTGCGCGTGCGGGCAGTTCGTTGCCGTCAAAACATTCATACCAACTAAAACTAACCGCGTTAGTTTAGGGGACAAACTTCACGCGGAATGATTTGTAAACTTTGTTAAAATATCCCACGAGGCTTGTTTCTCCAGAGTCTCACTCGCCCCCGCCGGTGCGGCATCCTTGGCATGGGTATTTTCATGGCACTGACTGAAAACCAAGAAAAGAGACTTGAGTATCTTAAGTCACTAAGGGGCTTGGCTGGCACCAGCCTGGATGGGCAGTCAGCATCATACGACCAGCTCCAGGTGGAAAAAGAGATCAGGGAACTTGAGCGACTATCGTCGCCGTCCAACAGGCCTCGTGTCGTCCGCTGCAACATGTCGGGGGCGTGGTAATGGGCGCAATGGCGTGGATGAAAAACAAGTTTTCCGCATCTTACGGCTACGACGCCACCGAGGATCGTGGCCGCCGTCGTCCCGTGCAAACGGTCACTTACGCGGAAGATGAGCACGCCACATCTCGCAAGCGGCGGATTCTTTCGGCGACAACCCGCGACCTCGCTCGCAATTTTGCTATTGCCGCGTGGGCGATCCGCAAGCACCTTGACTATGTTTCCGACTTTACTTTTCAGTCTAAGACGGGCGACTCTGTTTTCGACCGGCAGTTAGAAGATTGGGTCTGGCGTGCCATGCGTCCCGGCGCTTTCGATGTAGCCAAGCGGCACACGTTTAATCGTGCCGTGCGATTGGCGGAAGCGTGCCGGATTAAAGATGGTGATGTGTTCTGGCTCAAGATTGCTCCGCCTGCTGGCTCGTTTTTCCGTGGCAAGGTGCAAGCCATCGAAGGCGACCGCGTGACAATTTCCGATAATGAAATCCCAGACAACAGCGGCGGGCAGTGGGTCAACGGGGTGCGTCTGGATGAGAACGGAGCGGCAGCAGCTTATGCAATCAGCAAGCGCAGCGGCAGCAGGCTTTCGCTCGAAAGGATTGTCGGCTCGCGTTCTATCCTACATCACGCCTGTTATGAGCGTTATGACCAAGTGCGGGGCGTGTCGCCGATTGCGGCTGGGCTAAATTGGTTTCGTGATACTTATGAGGGTTTTGAGTACGCACTTGCCAAGGTCAAAGTGAGCCAACTTTTCGGGATGCAAGTCTTTCGGGACGGCACCGAAAACATGTTTGGGGCTGGTGCAGCAGAAGCCGAGACCGACCTGGATGGCGACGGCACAAATGAGGCTGGCTATAAAGTCGATTTTGGCCGCGGCCCGTTTATGCTAGACATGGACCCCGGCGACCGTGCCGAGATTCTAGAAAGCAGAACGCCAAGCGGCGAGACGGTTGACTTCCTCAAGTTAATGGTACATGTCGCGCTTAAGTCACTGGACATTCCTTATTCGTTTTTCGATGAGTCATTTACCAACTTTTATGGCTCTCGTGGCGGTTTGATTCAGTATCTCAAGAGTTGCCGCAGCAAGATCACGGACCTGCAAGAGTTCTGTGACAACTGGGCTGCGTGGCGAATCGGACTGGCCATTGAAGACGGCGAAATTCAACTCCCGGCTGGCAAAGATTTTCGCTGGCTCAATTGGGAGTTTGTCCCCGCTGGCGTCCCCTGGTGGGATCCCGTGAAGGAAGTCACCGGAAACCGTATGGCAGTTGCCAGCGGCTTTACATCGCCGCAGCGCGTTTGCCGAGAAGTCGGCACGGACCTGGAAACAAACTTGCGCGAAATCGCAGACGCCAATCGGATGGCGACCGAGCTGGGCGTGGCTTTGGATTTTGGATCGTTAGTCGTTGCGCCGGAACCAACAGAACAACCAATTACCGCAGAGGAATAAAATGGGACGCTTTCTCATCCCCGACAATTTTGTTGAGCGTGGCGATTTGAAGATTCAGGAGGATGCTGTTTACAACATCCCAATGACTTCGATCAAAGTTCACGACGCCATGATTACCAATTTGCCAGGGACGGCAGCAAACGACGACATGGGATTGATTACCGGCACGCCGGGAACGAATGCCATACGCTTGCAGGGCGTTGACTTCGGCGGCACCTCGACCGATGAAAAAGCAGGCCTGGAATTTGTTTTGCCGCCCGAGTATGTGGCTGGTGGAAGTATTACCGTTCGCGCAAACGCTCAAATGGTGACAGCCGTTTCTGATGGCACGGCTACGCTCGATTGTGAGTGCTGGAGCGACGACGGCGACGGCACGGTAAGCTCCGACCTGTGCGCCACTGCGGCGCAGTCAATCAACTCACTGACCGCAGCCAACAAAGACTTCACGATCACATCAACTGCCCTAGTCCCAGGCGACCGTCTGTTTATTCGACTGGCGTTCGCTGGTTCCGACACGGGCAACTTAGCTGTGATGATTCCCCAAATTAACGCAATCAAGATTTTGCTTGACGTGCGAGGCTAACGATGACGCATGAAACCAGAAAAGTACCGGCAGCCGCTACCCGTTGTGTCCTTGGTCCCTTTGAACTTGGCGACAACGGCGATGGTTCCAAGACAGCACCTTTCAGGATGGTGGCCCGCAGTGGCGACTCCATTGACCACTGGTATTGGGGAAAAGTCGTCCACGACTTGTCGGGAATGCAGCGGCACAAAGAGCGGTTGCCCATCGACTACATCCACGACGACGCCGAAGTGATTGGCTATGCGAACCACTTCGACATTACGAATGGTGACTTAGAAGTTTCTGGTGCCTTGGTTCCGGTTAAGGATTCCGACAGAGCGACAGAAATTATTCACAAAGCTAAGGCGGGGGTGCCTTACGAGGCATCCATTAACTTTGGCGGTGATGGGTTGAAGGTTGAAGAGTACAAGCCCGGCGAGTCGGTCAACGTCAACGGGCGAGAGTTTGCGGGGCCGGTAACTGTGATTAGAAGCTGGCCATTACGTGGTATTGCGGTTTGTCCCTATGGCGCTGATTGCAATACGTCAACGTCATTTACACAAGACACAGAGATTGAGGTGCAAATTATGGCACACGATGAATTAGCAGAAGTTGCGGAAGCGTCCGAGGTGGCAACCGTCGAAGATGCGACCGATTTGGATACGTCAGCCGAGATCGTCGAAGAAGTGGCGGTTGTTGACGCTGAACCTGTGGCGGAAGTGCAAGCCGTCGCAGAACTTGCCAAGACAGGCCAAGACTTTCTTAGCACGTTCGGTGAGCGTGGCGCGGTCTGGTTTGCCGAGGGCAAAACCTGGGAGGAAGCCCAATCGCTTTACCAGCAATCGCTAGTAAGTCGTGTGGCCGAACTGGAAAGCAAGCTGGCGGCAGTTTCTGCCAATGGTGAGCAATCCCCTGTTTCGTTTTCGAGTAGTGAGCAACCACAGAAAAAGGGTTTGGCGGGCAAGCTAAAGTTTGCCTCGCAGCCCATGAATAAGGAATAAGAACAATGGCAGAAGACCCCCTGGCCGTAGCTGATTTGATCGCTGACGCTTTCGATTTGGCTGACATCGAAGTTTCTGATTTATTGATGACATCGCCGCTGGTTTCCTTGCTTCGCATGGAACCTTCGAGCAATGGCACGACGCACAAATATACCAAGGAAACCGGCGCTCCTGTCGTTGGCTTCCGCAGTGTAAACGATGGTCGCGAAATCGATAGTTCAATTGATACTCTTGTTAGTATCGACCTGAAAGTGCTTGATTTCTCTTGGCGTGTTGACGTGGCTTTGGCCAACGCTTGGCGCAAGGGACGCGAGAACCTGATCGCTCGTGAAGGCTTGCGGCATATCAAGGCCGCATTGATGGCTTTTGAAAAGCAAGTCATCAACGGCACGACCGGTGCAAGCGATAGTGCCGGTGCGTCTGGTGCATCGGGTGGATTTACTGGCTTCCGCGATGCTTCTACGGTCAACGGGCTTTCCGATACTATGGTGGTCACTGGTGGCTCTTCTACCGCCGATGTGAACTCCAGCGTTTACGGTGTTCGGTTGGCATTCGACGGCGTGACCGGCGTGTACCGTGGCGATAGCGATGCGATTTCCTTGATGGAAACTGTCATCATGGAAACGACCGGCAGCAGCACGGGAACATACCCAGCGTACTACACGCCGGGATGTACTTGGCTTGGCCTGCAAGTTGGCTCGGCTTACGACCTGGGCCGTATCTGCAATCTCGACAACTCCAGCAACACACTGGACGACGACAAGATTGCCGACTTGCTGTCGCGGTTCCCTGTGGGCTACGCACCGACTCATTTGATTATGAGCCGTCGCAGCCACAAGCAGCTCCAGCAATCGCGGACGGCTACCAACCCGACCGGCACCCCTGCTCCATTCCCAAGTGAAGCGTTTGGCGTGCCTATCGTCGTTTCGGATGCTGTCAGCGACACGGAAGAGTTGGTGGCCTAGTGGCTAGTGCCTTAGCACAAGCGGCGGCACTCCTCAACGACACTATGCAAATAGTGGCCGGTGAAGTCGTGCATTATCGCCGAGGTGCTATGGATGTAGAGTTGTCAGTTTATCGAGGCCAGACGACAAGCGAAGATTACGGCGCTGATGGCGCGGCAATTGTAGCTCGGCTGGTCGATTGGCTGATTGCTCCTGGTGACTTGGTGATTGATGGCAAAGTAACGAAACCCGTTATCGGTGACATGGTGGTTGCCGATAACGGGGATACTTACGCGGTCAGTTATGCGGCGGGCGAAAATGTTTGGCGCTGGTCAAACCATTCGCACGCGATGATGCGAGTTCACACGGTGCAGGTAGCAGCAATTGGGGCAGGCGATGGAGAGTAGCGAAGACATCGCCGAAGGTGTGGTGGCAATGCTCAACGGTTTAACAACCAGCATAGCATTTACCGCCGAAGTGCCTTTGCTGGTGCCTGTTGTAGATCGCATGGTTGATTCCGCCACGGTACAGGTTTATCCGTTTGAGGAAACAGAAACGCCGGGCGACAGGGCAGATATGTTTTCCGCAACTCGTGTTGTGCAGATGTTGGTGCAAGCTCCGATGTCACAGACGATTACACGGAAGACGTACCTAACCTGGCTGAACGAATTGAAGGAGGGCTTTCGTGAGTTGGTGGTGAGTGGCTGGCGTTTTGGTGGCACCGAAACCGTGTCGCTTTACGACTTCGACGCCATGAAAGAAAAACAGCAGTTTATGTCACTTTTGAAGGTCACATTTTTTACGTTTAACTAGCATGGCAAACGCGGTAGCGGGACTTACTGTGAAGGTGCAAATGGATGCTGAGAAGCTTCTGCGACGCCATGCCGCCAAAGAGAAAAAGGTTTTATTCAAACAGGGTGCGTACCTCAAGACAGCCATGGGCCGCTCGATGCGATACGCCACCAAAAAGAAAAAAGCGAGTCAACCAGGACAGCCGCCACTGGCACACAAAGACAACCCAAAAGGGCCGATGCTACGCAAGCTCATCAAGTTTGAGGTGGACTTGGCGGGCAAGAGCGTGGTGTGTGGGCCAACTGCGTTTGGTCGTGGCGTTGTCCCTAAGGTGTTGAACGAAGGCGGGACAATAAAAACAAAGCCACGCAAGGCCAAGGAAGACTATCAGATTGGCGACTTTGGACCGATCCGCCGATCAGCCACATCCGCGCAATCGCGGCCCATTGTTCCCAAGGGCGAAAAGTATGTTCGCGTAGAACTCAAAACGGCGGCGATGGTGACAAGATCGCAGCGACTAGCGGTGACGTTCAATGCGATGTTGCCGCCGAGTGTTGCTGTCAGCATTAAGCCGCGACCGTTTACCGCACCGCTTATGACCGATGGCGGCGACAATTTCCGCAAGTTAATAGATTCTGTTCCGTTATAAGGAAAGCACGACATGGCTAAATCATATATCAAGGGTGCATCGTACAAACTGTACCTTAACACCGGCACTTACGCCTCGCCAACCTGGGCGGAAATTAAAGCCGTTGGCGACATCTCCGTTGATAAAGCACCTGATGATGTAGAGGTGCCAGAGCGGGGCATGGACACAGGCCACTTGCACGGCGAATCGAATCCGACATTTAGCTTTACGCTGTTTGAAGATTCTGGTGACACGAATGTTGAAACGCTGATTGCCGCCATTTATTCGGGTGCCATGAAGGAATTAGCGGTCGCCAATGGTGCCATAGCAACGACAGGCACAAAGTATCTTCGCATGGAAAGCGTGTTGATGGGTAGCCTGTCGGCGGCTCGTGCCGATGTGGCTTCTTACGAAATCACGGCAATGCGTCACGCGAACAGCGATTACGCCATGACAAGGACGACGGTGGCCTAACATGACCAAACAAGAAATTATCGAGGCGCTTGTCGCAGGCTCACGGGCCACGTCAAGCGAATACGTCAATATTAAACGCGAGCATCTTTTGATTGCATTAGATGCATTGCCTGAGAGTGAGATTGAAGATGCAAGCAACACGGAAGCCGCAGACATTCTTGGACCTCCAGAAGCGTGAGTGGCGATTGGCTCTTGATTTTATCAAGTTGCCAGCCATCCGCGATTCGACGGGAGTTGACTTTGGCCAAGTCGAGCATTTTAGCCAGTCTTGGGCGCAGCTTTATTTGGAGCAAGATAAGCTCCTGAAAATCGTCTGGCTGGTTGTATCTGGCCAAGCCGAAGCGCAGGGCATTACACAGCAGCAGTGGCTGGAGTCAATGGACGACGCGGCCCTGGGTGATGCCTACGAAGCCTTGGGGGAATCGGTAGTAAATTTTACCCGTCCCCAAAATCGGGGCATGATCGAAGCGGCAATCAACACAATCAAGAGCGGAGTGACGGCGACGATGGAGAAAGCATCGGCGGAGATCCAGAAGCAGGGCGAAAAGGCAATCGCACAGCTTATGACTATGCCGCTGAGTGCGCCGGAATTATTGGCTACTTCGACAAAGAATGGACGCTCCGCCAAGCGGCAGCGGCAGTAGAGGCACGGCAGAAAATCGAATGGGACAAGCTGGGGTGGGCGTTGTTGTGGATCGTAAACAGAATGCCGAACATGTCAAACAAACGCAGGCCACCGGTGAGAATTGCACAACTCAATCCGTTTGCCAGGGCCGAAAAACTGCGACTTTCACGCGCGGCCAAGGATGCTGCCTTCAATGCTGTCTGGGATAGTGTGGAGGAAAGTTGATGTTTGGCGGCGCAGTTGAATCTGGCAAGGCTTTCGTCAAGTTTTTTCTTGACGACAAAGAGTTTAAGAGCCAACTTAAATCTATCAGCAGCAGTCTTACCAGCGTGGGCAAGGCTGGCCTAATGGCCACAGCCCCACTGATTGCAGGCTTCGGAGCCGCCACGGCTGCGGCTGTCTCGATTGGAGATGAGCTTGGTGACATGGCGGTGCGAACGGGATTCAGCACCGACGCACTTTCTGAGCTAAAATTTGTGGCCGGTCAGACCGGCACTTCCCTCGGTACGTTCGAGCGTGGCATTCGCTCAATGCAAAAAGGGATTGTTTCCGCCAGGGGGGGCACGGGTGCCTTTAGTGACGCACTCAAGACGCTCAAGATTAACCTGCAAGACATAGCAGCGTTGCCGCCTGAAAAGCAATTCCAAGTCTTGTCGGTGGCGATTTCAAATATCGCGGACCCAACATTGCGGGCTGCTGTGGCTATGCAGGTTTTCGGCAAGAGCGGTGCCGAAATGTTGCCGATGCTCGTGGCTGGCGAACGCGGCATTGAAGCTCTGCGAGTCAAGGCTAAGGAACTCAATGTTGTCTTGAGTGATGAGACAATCGCTGCTGCGCAAAAGTTTGATGATGCCATGAACGCATCACAGCAGCAAATTGGCGCATTGGGTGCGGCCATCGGCGGAGCACTGGCGGGACCGCTGGCGGACTTTATTAGTTGGACCCAAGGTGTAGTGGCGGTGCTGATTGAGTTTGTCAATCAAAACCAAAACCTTGTCCGCACTGTTGCTGCCGTGGTTGGTGTGATTTCCGTGGCAAGCACGACATTCATTGCACTCGGTCAAGTTGTGACTGGCGTAGAAAAAACAATCATGGCCGTTGTTGCTATCAAGAAGGTCTGGCTGAGTTGGACAATTGCGCTCAAGTCGGCTATCTGGTCGTTGTCGATGGCAAGTGCAACATTTGGCAAAGTCATCACGTTAATTACGCGGCACCCAATTCTAGCTTTTTTCTCATTGCTTGCTGCTGGACTGGTGGCGTTGGCTGCCTACTTTAACTGGACTGCCGACTCTGCTGACAATATGTCTGAGAGCATTGACAACGCTTTAGATAAAATGCCAGAAACCGACCAGCAGCAAGGTCAATTGCAGTTAGAAGCCTCAAGGATTGGCGCACAAATTGAGGCATCTGTGTCGCAGCAGAATGCACCGGGAGCCGCTGCGGCAGTGGGTGCCACTTCGATTGCTACGGCAGATTTGAGTGTTGTCGAAAAATGGACCGAGGCGACAGCCAAGGGGATTGGCGAACTCGTGAATATCGCACGCCGTCCAGGCGGTCTACTGATTGGGGCTGGCTGATATGGCACTAAAAACTAAACGCGGCAGAGCGGGCGGCTCGGCGGAGTCGCCGCAACTGGACATCGTTGTGTATGACGATGCCGACGCAGCGATTGATTATGCAACGGCACTAAACGCTGCTATCGACGCGGCCCCCATTTCGCTAATGGGGATTCCCATTGGCTCTGTGCAAAACGTCGAAGAGTTTAGTGACTCTAAGTATCGCTTCACTGTTGGCTATTCAGCCTTGCCGACGCCTAGCACGCTGTCGCGCCCTGAGCCGCCAGAGATAAACACGGTTTTGCGGACGGCAAATTACAACGCCAAGTCGAAAAAGTTATTTAACTTCCTGGAGCCAATAGGCGTTTATGGCCCGACTGGCGACGTAACAGCCGACTACTCTCAGACTAAATGGAAGATTGATTCACAGGCGGCAGACGCTTTCAGTTATGCAATCTCGCCCGGCACAATGTTTGACCCTTTGCCGGAAACAGACACCCTGGCTTTCTTCGCACCCAATGATTTTGTTGACGATGCCTACTTTAATTCTATCCGCTCAATCATGGGGCATTTTAACAATGCACTCTGGCGTGATTGCACGCAGGGATCGTCGCAGCTTGTGCGATTTAGCGCTAACCCACGTAGTGCGGAAGACTGGGAGCTGTCTTTTGGGTTTGGGTATCAGGAAGAGCAATCGACCATCGACATTGGCGGCGATATCACAATACCGACTTTGCGTGGCTCTTGGTATTACTGGGTCCGCGATAGCCTGGAACTAAACAATACAGCCACACCACCAATATTAGAGCGATTCCCCGACTTAGCTTTCGTGGGGCGTGTTTGGCCAGAATCCGACTTCAATATCTTGGACATACCCGCATGATAGAACCAAAGAAATTCATCATCGGGCAGACCGTTTCTGAGTTGCCGGGAAACACGCTTAATGCATTACGTGAAGGCGAACTGCGAGATCGCAACCTCGCTGGCCAATCAAAACTTTCCAACGGCTACTATGCTGCACCACAAGCGTCTGCTTGTGTGCAACTTGCCTGGACTGGTGACGAAGATTTAATGCCGGGGTCCGCTGTTGTTTTATCCGACCCAATCCACACGTATGAAGACAAGCCATCGGCCCCATATTCGGGTGTAAAATTCTTTTGCGAACTGCCAACGACGGAAACCGAAGAAAGTGGTTTTTTTGCAGTCACAGCTACACCGCTTGCGGCTGCTGTTGGCGATAACCAGTCAGTTGGTTACGGCTACATCCCCAACGCCTGCTGGGCACAAGTCAACGTCACGGATGAGGCCCACGAAACAGCCTCGCTGGCCGATGGTGAAACGCTGCTGCAAAGTGCAGAATCTGGCCGAGTGCCTATTGTTTGGAAGCCGACCGGGACGGGGACGAAATGGTGCGTTGTCGCCCTCTCCCCTGGCGGCGGCACGTCGGGGATGCAGGGAGGTTTCGCGTTCCTTACCGGCGATGTAAGCGCAGCATCTTTAGGGGCATCGCATATCACACTTGGCGAAGGGCTGGCGGTTGAGTATCTACGCGACGACCCAGACGACCCAACATCATGGGAAGCGACGGTTGGCGAATCGGCTGACGAGTTTGCAATTTATAGCAAAAACCCTGTTCTCATTCGTGCTGGCCGCGCCGTCACTTATCAGATTGTTGACGGGGTGAAGATCATCAACGATAAGGACTGTGGGTAATGGCTGCCGAGCGCGAATGCCCATGCTGCAAGAATCTCCCACTCTGGGCAGCGACGGGAGTTACGAGGTCCTCAAACGCCGGGCACTGGACGGGCGGCAGTCCAGGTAGCGGAACATATGCTCGCAACTGGCTTTCGGACGGCGTGTGGGGTGGTGGCAGCGACTCTTATTATCTTTCGACGCGAGAGTATCTATTCACGCAAAATTCCAGTTCTGAATTACAGCAATGGAGAGCTGACTACCCGCACTTACTACAAACATCGCCGTCAGTTATTGACAGCGGCACGTTTAACAACCGACCGCACAGCCTTTTCGATAATAAGCTACATGTCATTGACCAAGTTTACACAGTTGACGTTAGCGGCATTGAAATTGTCGATGCTTATTGTTCTGTTTGGGACTTGGCCACCAACACCATGGATATTGATGATAGTTTAATTACGTCTTTTCTATTGGATGGCGTTGAATTATTTCCCCTTGCAGAAGAAGGGGGAGCAAATGGCACGGTTGGCTCTCTGTTTTTTGCGGTGACGCCGGAATCCAATAACATGATGGTTCAGGTCGCTTACAACACGACCGGAAACAACTGGATTTATGAGTCACATGTTGGGACATACGCAATCACCGCTCTTAGTTCAACTGAGTGCAGGATTACATTTACGACAGATGTAAGCGGACCATCTGTCACGCTTTCTTACGAAAGAACAACAACACCGGCAATTCACGAAGCACACGACGGCACAATTTACTACCACGATTCAATCGCAGGAGACATCCGGTTTGTCAATATCCCCGGCTTCTCATACAACAGCACAACGCCGACAACCACAACTTTCGCAATTGCTAGCCGACTCGGATATGTGAGTAGCTATAGACAGGGGGCAACGAACTGGACTTTTGAAACTGTTGCGCCTGATGGTGATTACACATTTACTGTGCCTGCTGCCAATGTCTCTGCTTTTGACTTTAGTTTGCGATTAACTTCAAATTCAAGCCGATATCTTCCGGCTATGATGGGCGGCAAGTGGTGCATTAACGCAAAGCCAACGCTTTCGGCAGCTAACACGGCGTTCCCGGATTTGATCACAGCCTTTGACAGCGACGATACCGAATCTGACGGCGATGTTGACCTGACGAAGTTTGTGTTTAATCACGACTTTACCGAAGTAGAACGCCGCGTCTCGTGGAACTGGGGTCCTGTTGAGCCGGGTGGGCGATACTCACCGGGCCACGATGGATTTGAGGCTAGCTCACCGTTCTACTATCTCGTTTCCACAAAGCCGGACCATAACACCGCGTTAGAGGATATTTTCGAGGACTACTCAGACGGCATATTTACTGTGCCTGCCGACCAGTACGCAACAATTGTGCAATACGACGCGGGGATTCCAGGCGTTGGCGGCGTAGCCCCACACACAAATCACTATGACCTAGAGAGCAGCTCCGCTGAATTTGATATCCGTTTCATTGAGGCAATGAAAACATCCGCCTTTGGTTCGTCAATGGTCTACCATGAGGTCAATGATTTGACCGAAGACATGATTCTTGTGTTGGCAACTGGGACGGTTACGCACGATCCGATTGACCCGAGCGACATCACCACGAGCGACAATAAAACTTGGTCTGTCACCGTCAACAATGTGAGTGGTGGAGAGGATGGCGGTCTGCTGACCCTAACCCTGCGAGCCGACAAAGAACTTTACGGCACGCCAGACGACGCAGAGTTCGGTTATCTACCGCCGAGAGTGCCCGCGGTTTACCAAGAGTTTTATGATGTGCCTCCTGCGTGATGTAGCCCCGTTCTACACCGCTTGCCAGTTCTGCGAACTGTGGAAGCCTACCACCCCACCACCAACTTAAAAAGCTCCCACAACCCCCAGCCGATGCCATAAAGCACGGCTAGCACCATCTATTTTGCAAGCACATTACTAGAAACCACAATCTATTGTGCCTAGTAGAAAATCTGTAAAATTCTTCAAAATCACTCTGGACGGCGGCAAGTCCGGTCGATAGATTAACAACCGCGACGACCAAACAACGAGCAGAGTGGAAGCGCTTTAAGCGGTTGTCAGCCCAACAGGTCGTCGCAAACCAAGCCACTTAGGTGGTTTGGAGATCAGGGGCTGGCAATCGCTTGGAGCGTTTTTTATTTGACCAAGGGAATCTACATGGTCGCTGCAAACTTCTCCGTCGCCCCCGAAATCGAAGCCACGCTCGGCAGCACAACGCTGATCGTCCAGTGTGCCTCGTGCTACGCCGAGTTGGTCTGCCCCTCCAACGGCGAAACGACCGTCGAACTGGCCCGCAACTTTTGTTTGCCGCTGTTGGCAGGCCGGATTGCCGAGCGACCGTTTTGCGAGGCGTGCATTGAATCTCAGTTGAAGCACAAGGACTGTTACTAAGGAACCCCTCCCCACCCCGGCAGGCCACGGACGAAGCACGGACGCCCTGCTGGGGGGATTTAAGGAAAGGAACGACATGAACACCGATCTCGACCACGGCGACTGGCACAGCGGGCCACATTCATTTTTCGCCACG